ATGGCTAATTCAACTTTTTCAGGAGCAGTCCGCTCTGAAAACAATTTTAAGTTAGTAAGTAAAAATACTACTACTGGCTTAATTCAAGACAGAACAACAATAAATGGTCTTAAAGACACTCGTAGGTATTACCTAGAAGAGTATTTTTTACAAAGACCTATTCTTAACGCAAACTTAGACGCTGCATCAACTGTTGAAGTAGCAAGAGCAGGTCAAAAGAACTTTGAAGTTTTAGGAACTAATATGACTTCAGCTTTATGCACCTTTCCAACAACTTCTGCGGGAATATTAATGACAACTGCTGGTGCTGACCAAGACCAAGGAATACTAGCACCTCACCTTGATAATGCAGGAACTGGTGATACAGATTCAATATCTGCATGGACAGGTGTTCAATGGGGAACAGAAAATTCTACTCATTGGGAATGTTCTATAATGTTGCCAGCACTTGATAACCAAAAAGTATGGGCAGGATTAAAGTTAACTAATGACCAATTAGTAGCAACTGATGCAAACCAAGCATTTTTTAAATATCAAACAGATGCAACAAACTCTGAGGCATTTAGTGATTATAGCTATTGGCATTTTGTTCACAGTATTGGTGGAACTGATTATATTAGTCAGTTACCTATTACAGTAGCGGCTAATACTCCTTATCATTTTAAAATTGAAATTGACAGCGATAGAAAAGCATCTATTTTTGTTAATGGACAGCAATATAATGTAACTTCTACTTCTGGTTCAACTGGTGGAACAGCAGTTTCAACAGGAACTACAAAAACAGCAGCCTTAACTGACGATGTTGATTTTATTCCTTATATTGGAATTGAAGCTGGAGCGGCAGCAGCCGAAGCAGTAAATGTGCATTATACTGCGATAAGCAGAGCTATGTACGAGTAAAATTATTGGGGGATTAATTTCCCCCTATTTATAAGGAGATTATTATAATGGCAATATCGGATGTAAAGGTATTAACCATCAGTGATGTAAATGCCGCAGATGATGATAGATTGGTAACGGCAGCACAACCTGATACTTCTGCTACTATGGCAAATACTACTCACGCAGGTGGTCAAGCCAGAAATGTAACTGTTACGACAACTGGAACTGGGGACAATGCAAAAACTTGTACAATAACTGGCACAGATGTTTTTGGTGATGCTATGACAGAAGTTATAACATCAACAAGTTCAGCAGAGGCAGTTGCTGGAGCAAAGCTATTTTTAACAGTAACAGCTGTAGAATGTTCTGCTCAATATGCAGCTAATATTAAAGTTGGTTCTGGTACGCTTTGTGCTCAAGCCGTTAATGGTGACGGCAGACTTAGACTTAAAGGAATGTCTATTGTTTCTGGTGGTACGGCAGGTACAGTATCATTTTATAATGGTGCACCAGAAGATGGAACAGTGTTAATGACGGCAAGAACAATAGGAACAGCTAATGCGACTGTTGATAGAACGATTCCTGAGAACGGAGTAGTTTTTGAAGATGGGTTAACAGTTAAGTATACAGTTGATGTAACTGATATGCTTACAATCTTTTACGCATAAAAGGAGTACCAGGTATTGTTAAAAAAAGACATAATATCTGGTGTTTCTGTGGTTCTTGTAGCAGGATCTATTGTTTGGATTGTATCTACTCTTATTGAAGTAGATAAAAGAACAGCAATAACTGAAGTCAAGGTTACAGAAAATCACAAAATGTTACACACATTATGGGTAGATTTTATTAAAAGAAAGACACAAAATGGCAATCTTGCGGAGTTCAATTTCAAAACAGATAACAAAATCACCAGGTAAGAAGAAATGGAGTGAAAAAAGAGGACGAAAAAAGATTTCACGACTTTATAAGAAAAAACATAAAACCATTAAAAGAGGGTGAAGTTTTAAAAAGTAATCCAATAAAAAGATGTTTGTTTTGTAAAAGGTCAAAATGGACTTGCAAGTGTTATAAGACTAGGAGTAATAATGACTAAAATTAAAGAAGTATTTTCAAAAATTTTAAAAAAAATAAAAAGTATGATACAATCTGTTAAAGACTGTATAAAGAATTGTGATTTGTTAGGTAAAAAATAATGGCAACTTCAAGCTCAAGGGATTTTGATTTAGATGTAGCAGAAATTATTGAAGAAGCGTATGAGAGATGTGGCTTGGAAATGAGAACAGGCTACGATGCTAAAACAGCAAGACGATCCCTAAACCTTATGTTTGCTGAATGGGCAAACAGAGGATTGAATATGTGGACAGTGAACCAAGGCACAGTGTCCGTGACTTCTGGAACAGCTAGTTATGATTTAGCTAGTGATTATGTAGATTTATTAGAAGTTGTTTTAAGAAACAGTAGTAGTGTAGATTTTACTTTAACTCAAATGAGTAGAAGTGAGTATTTAACTATTCCAAATAAAGCAACTACTGGTCAACCAAGTCAATACTATTTCAATAGACAAGTAACACCGACAATAACTTTATGGGCAACTCCAGATGCTTCGTATACTTTGGTGTATTATTATGTAAGACGAATACAAGATGCAGATACTTTAATAAACACAACTGATGCACCATTTAGATTTTTACCTTGTATGGTAGCAGGACTTGCTTATTATCTTGCTATTAAAAAAGCACCCGACAGAATACAGATTTTAAAAACTTTGTATGAAGAGGAATTTCAAAGAGCCGCCGCAGAAGATGCAAATAGCACACCTCTTAAATTAACACCTAATATATCTTATTTGAGTACATGAAATGGCTAAATATGCAGTAGGAAAAAAAGCATGGGGTTATTCAGATAGGTCTGGTTTCCGTTATCGTTTACGAGAGATGAGGAAAGAATGGAATGGATTAAAAGTTGGACCAGATGAGTATGAACCAAAGCATCCACAATTAAAACCAATTCAACCAGGTCCAGATCCAACAGCTTTATATGAACCAAGAACAGACTCAAGAACAGAAGTTGTTGTTGAAAATTTACTTGGTTTAAATCCTTTTATCTCTGGTTCGGCAAGTAGTAACACAATTACAGTTATTGAAAAATCACATGGGCGTTCATCAAGTGACACAGTTCGTTTTAGAGATGTTTTAGGATTTGATGGTTTTACGGCTACAGTTTTAAACAGTGCGTCTGGCTATTCTATTACAAAAGTTAATGATGATACATACACATTTACGGCAAGTAGTGGAACTGCTACAATAGGAAACAAGAGAGGTGGTGGTGGAAGAGCTACTGCTGGACCTGCTACATTGGGGACATAAATGAGTTTTACATTAGCAACATTAAAAACAGCGATACAAGATTACACTGATAATAGTGAGTCAACTTTTGTCACACATTTACCAGATTTTATAAAAGCAGCGGAAGAAAAAATTTTAAAATCTGTAGACTTAGACGCTTTTAGAAAAAATGTAACAAGCACTTTAACTACTTCGGATCAATATGTTAATGTTCCTTCAGATTTTCTTGCTCCATTTTCTTTTCAAATAACTACTTCTGGATCAGAAAGTTTTTTACTTCAAAAAGATGTAAATTTTCTTAGAGAATACACACCTGCCGCAAGTACAACTGGACTTCCAAAATATTATGCTAGATTTAGTGAAGATCATTTTATAGTAGCACCTACTCCAAACAGTGCTTATACTGTTGAGTTACATTATTTCTATAGACCCGCAAGTTTGACCGCTGGTGCAGATAGTGGTACAACTTGGCTTAGTACAAACGCACCTTTTGCTTTGTTGTATGGATCTATAATAGAAGCGTATACTTTTATGAAAGGGGAGCCAGATGTAATACAAAATTACAATGGTTTGTATATGCAGTATTTAGAAAGAATAAAGGATTTAGGCGAAGCACGAGAAAACACAGACGGATACAGATCAGGTCTTCCTTCAAGACCAAGGACATAATAAATGGCATTAGCATTAAAAGATAGAGTCAAAGAAACAACAGCTACAACGGGTACAGGTACTTATACTTTATCTGGAGCAGAAACGGGTTTTGAGTCTTTTTCATCCGTAGGTGATGGAAACACAACTTATTATTGTTGTACGGATGGAGTAGATTTTGAAATAGGTGTAGGTACTTATACTTCTTCTGGGACAACTTTAGCTAGAACTACAATCCTACAATCAAGCAATAGTGATAGTGCTGTAAATTGGGGAACTGGTG